GATATAGACATCATCCGATAACTAAATAATGAAGTTAAATAAACTTCCTTATAAAAATGGATTGGAATGCCGACCATATGGTCGAAGTGACTTTGAAGCAACCTGACGATTTCCTCAAAGTACGTGAGACCCTGACTCGAATTGGTGTGGCGAGTCGTAACGAAAACAAACTATACCAATCCTGTCACATCCTCCATAAACAGGGTAGATATTATATCGTACACTTCAAGGAATTATTTCTTCTTGATGGTAAAAACTCTGACTTCTCTGAGAATGATATGCAGAGAAGAAATAGAATCACCAAACTCCTGTCTGACTGGGGTTTGGTTTCTGTTGTCAGTGAAGAAATGATTGCAGAAGCTTCTTCTGTTAGTCAAATCAAAATTCTCCCACATAAAGAGAAAGCTGAGTGGGAACTGATTCCGAAATACTCTATTGGGAGCAAAAAGAATGAAACCCCCCAGTAACGTTTCTTGCTACAACTTTCGTGTTATTAAGGTAAATAGGATTGTAGATGGTGATACTATTGATGTTACTATTGACCTCGGGTTTGATCTATACAAGAAAGAAAGAGTTAGAATTGCAGGAGTTGATACACCGGAAAAAAGGACGAGAAATTTAGAGGAGAAAGCTCTTGGAATCGATGCAACAAATTGGCTCAAAGCCCGACTCAAGAAAGCGTTGGATGACGGTGATGATATTGTTATCCGCACTGAACTTGTTGGTGGCTTTGGGAAGTACGGGCGTCTTCTGGGTTGGCTTTTCATTGGGGACATCGGCGTGTCAGTCAATGAACAAATGATAAAAGAAGGATATGCACATAGTTACGATGGTGGAACAAAAAACATGGACCTGGAAGCACTCAGAAAGATCAGAAGGTTTCATGGGACGCTCGTCTAGGAGTGCATTGTGTGGAGGTGATCCATTCATTCCTGATTCTGAATATCAAGGTGGAAAATGTGAATTAACCTGTGATATAAATAATTCAAAACAGGACTGACTATGCAAAGAAATTATAGTATGCGAGATGCGTACAATAGTATTTACGAAAAGGAAGAATATAGTATGCAATCGACGGCACCTACCGTCGTTGAGGAAGTTATCAACTCTCTCGTAGAAGTTGGTATTCTCCAAGAGGGGGATAAGATGAGTGCTTTGGACATGGTTAAGAAGCAACTTACTGACAAATACGGTAAAGGAGCTATCGTTGATACCAAGGCACCTAAGAAAAAGGAGTCTGATGAAGAGAAGGCACAGAAAGCAAAGAATTACGCAGCAAACACAAAGGGTTATGACCCCTACAAATCTCGTACTGGAGAATCAGACTAATGCCAAGAAAGAACGACTATTCTGACTTAACCTGTTACTTGGATGCAAATCCAATTATGGACAGAGATCAAGTTTATTTCTCCGATGAGGGATGGGCTTATAGACATTACAAGAGTTATGCCAAGAGTAATGATGCCGGTGGTTTCTGGGATGAATGTATAGTAGCAGGTGAAGCTCTGTTAGCTAATGGACAACCCGACACAACAGCTGAGGTGTTTGGTAGTACTGGTGCAAAGAACTTCCTCTTTGGTGATGGTTATCAAGGCGATGCGCCTCTAGAAATTGCAGCTAATGGTGGTGCCAACTGGGTAGGCACTAATGTCTATGAAGTGGGTCAAACTGTTGAAGCTCGCACTGCTGTCTACACGGGTGGTGTTAACCCAGTCACCTATCGATACAGATTCCAAACCAAAGCAGAGGGTACTAACACTTGGGTAAGCGAACCTTGGACTACTACAACTAACGCTAAGAATCCAGTCTACTATACAATCACAGCTGCTGTTGGTGAGTTGAAGTTACAGTCTCAAGCTCTTGATTCTTCTGCTCCTGCAGTCCAACTCATCAGCCCTACTGCTGCTCAGACTGTTACTAATCCGTAGAATGTAGGGTTTCCCCCACTCACAGTCAGCTTAGAAAGTGTTATAATTAGTGTGGATGCCTTCGGGGTCCACACAACACACTAACTGCCAAAAAGGAGTTAACTATGAATAACCTCACACGCTGGGAACAGTATAGCCCCGTTTCGCTTGGGCTTGCTGAGATGTTTAAGCAGCTGGATACATTCCAAGATAATGCTGCAAGTAACTACCCACCCTATAACATCATCAAAATCGATGATGTCACTCAACAACTAGAGATTGCACTTGCCGGTTTCAAACGAGAAGAAATCGAAGTATCAGTCGAAAAGAATGTTTTAACTGTCAGGACCCTCAGAGAGGGATCAGATGGTCGTGAATATGCTCATAAGGGACTTGCTCAGAGAACCTTTGCTCGTAACTGGAGACTGTCGGATGATGCTGTGGTAGAAAACGTCACTTATGTTGACGGGCTCCTCACTCTTGACATCCGAAAGGAAGTACCAGAAGCACAAAAACGTAAGTTGCTTCCTATTTCCTGAATCTAAATAAACACACCCGGACTTCTCTGTTATAATAGAGGAGTCCATTATATTGCTCTTTATTCAAACCAATGGCTGTAAAAGTATTAATCAATGCTGTCGGGCAACACATCGTGTCCGAAGTGAAGCAAGTAGAAAACAAAGATGATGGAAGTGTAGTTGGTTATTGGCTAGAAAATCCTAGACTTGTTAACTATGTTGCTAGACCAGAAGAAGAAGGCGGTGGTATCACTGTAAACTTCGGACTTGTATGCCCACTATCTGATGAACAGGCTTTCTCTGTTCGTGCAGACCATGTGGTTTCTATTCTAGAACCCAGAAGTGATGTTGTAACATCATACAATGATGTTGTGGTGCCACTACAACCCGAAGCAAATGTAAACATTGAAGGAAATGATGATGGATCTGTCGACGTTGGTTTTGAAGACGGGACAAGTCCTGGTCTCACAGATTGAAGAGTTAGATTACGAACCTAAAGTACATTTAATTCGACCATATCTGGTGTCGGGTAAAACCAAACTGGTCCTGACACCTTGGCCCGACTACATTGAAGATACACATATTCTGTTAAGTTCCGATAGTCTTTTGACGGCTGGGTCACCCACGCCAAAAGTTAGAAAGGCTTATCTTGACAAAATAGGTAAAACCGAGGAGGACTTGAAACCCAAGTCCAAATCTGTTATACTAAATGAGGAAGACCAATTTCCTCCCCTCCTTGATGAAGACGATGAGTATGAACCCGAATACGTCGAAGAGTAGTTACCTTGATGGTTTAACTCTGTTTGAAGAGTCTGTGTTAAAACCAGACCCGAAATTACGGCAGTGTGCTCGTAATCAACATTGTTACAATGAGCTTATGGAAATACGTGAACAAGTTCTAGAATACCTCTCGACACTTCGTCAAGAGGTTCTTAAATGAAGTTCTATACAGTCGCAAGACCATATGGAAACAACATACTCCTGAGAGGGTGGGATGATGAAAAAGGGGGACACTTCAAAGAGAGGATCCCTTTTCGTCCCACCCTCTTTCTTCCTACAAAGAAGGAAACAAAGTATAAAACCCTCGATGGTATTAGTGTCACACCAATTCAACCGGGGTCAATAAAAGAATGTAAAGAGTTTATTACCACGTATAGTGGTGTGTCCGGTACAACTGTCTATGGTTTTGAAAGATTCGTCTATCAATTCCTGTCTGAAGAGTATGAGGGTGACATTGAGTATGACACCGACAAGATTAAATTGTGGTCTCTTGACATTGAGACCTCAGCTGAGAATGGTTTCCCCAAACCAGAAGAGGCTGCAGAGGAAGTTCTACTTATCACCCTGAAGAATTTCAGGACTAAGAAACTTATTACCTTTGGTTCTAGACCATACAAGAAGACTCGTGATGATGTCAACTATGTTGAGTGTCGTGATGAGTTTGACCTACTCTCTACCTTTATTGAGTGGTGGGCTGGTGTTGAACCAGAGATAATCACTGGTTGGAATGTAGATGGGTTTGACATCCCCTTCCTGTGTAACAGAATCCGTAAGATTGTCGGTGAGAAACAACTCAATCGAATCTCACCCTGGGGTCTTGTTAAGTTCGATATGGTTAATAACAGCATCGGTAAACTGGTGCAGAGATACGATATTGCTGGTGTGACTATCCTTGACTACCTGGACATCTACAAGAAGTTTACCTTCACTAACAGAGAGTCTTATCGATTGGATGTTATTGCTAACATCGAGTTGGGTCAGAAGAAACTAGACCACTCCGAATTTGAAACCTTCAGAGATTTCTATACCCATGGCTGGGACAAATTTGTTGACTATAACCTAGTTGACGTTGACCTGGTGGATAAACTCGAAGAGAAGATGAAACTTATCGACTTGGTTATGTTGATGGCATATGATGCCAAGTGTAACTACGCCGATACCTTTCGACAGGTAAGGTTATGGGATATTATTATCTACAACTACCTGAAGAAGAGAGACATTGTCCTGTCACCCATTGAGCGTTCTGATAAGAAAGACCAGTATGCTGGTGCTTATGTTAAAGAACCCATTCCGGGAGGTTATGATTGGGTCTGCTCCTTTGACCTTAACTCTCTTTATCCCTCCCTAATCCGATTCCTTAATATCTCCCCCGAAACTCTTTTGACTGGGAAGTTCGATGGTGCTGATGTGGAGAAGTTTATCACCAAAGATGTAGATATCTTCACACCAGAAGATGTATGTGTTGCCGCCAATGGTGCCACCTATAGTAAAGA